CCGAAACAACGCCGGACTCTGCCAACTGGGACGACAAGACGAACGACCAGAAAAACCGCGCTCTGATCTCCGCCACCCGCTGGATCGACGCACTGAGCTTTTACGGCGACCGTTGCAGTGAGACGCAGGCATTGAAGTGGCCGCGTGAGGACTACAAGGTTGACGGCATCGAGCTTGCCTGCACGCTGATTCCGGTCGGCATCGAGATCGCCACCTACGAACTAGCTCGCGCCCTCGCCAACGACACCGACGCCATCACCGGCAGTACCGGCACTACTGGCATTTACGACCAAGTGGAACTGGGCGAACTGAAGGTCAAGTACAACAAAACCAGCCAAACCAGCGGCGTGATCAACAACGTCTTTGACGTGTACCCCTGGCTCCAGACCTATCTCGGCCCCTATTGCATGGGTGGCGCCGCCAACTACGCCGTCCGCCTATTCCGAGGGTGATATGGGCCTGATCGACACCACCTTTGCCCCAATCCCCACCGCAGTCCTTGCTGACTGGGGCCAAAACATCACGTACATCAAAACGTACACACCACGCACCTACGACCCAACAACGGGTGTAGTTTTCGGTTCCGACGTTGAGGTGACAGTGAGAGCCGTCATTACCCGCGTCACCCCCCGTGAATCTGAGGGGTTGTACCAAACAACCGACCTCAAAGTCATTATTGGTGCCAGCGAGCTTGGCACGTATTACCCCACCGAGGCCGACCGCATCCAGTACACACAGGCTGGAGCAACCCGCGAAGCCAAGATCATCGCCATCACCACCTATCGCGGCGATAACCCGGTTTACCACTCCCTAATCGTGAGGCCGCAGTAATGGCTAGACGACGCAACGGTTTTATGGAATTAGCTGAAAAGTTAGAAGCAGGTTTTTTGGCGCCCTTTATTGTGGGGGTCGCTCAATCCGCCCAAGGCGTAGTTAAAGATTTACAGGAGCTTGGTCCAAGCTGGTCCGGCGAATTTGCTAACTCATGGGAAATAGCGTCAGAAAGTAAAGTGTCCAGCGGCACCGGAGCTTCTGGTGCGCCTCAGCGTTTACTTGCCCCGATCCTTACGCCAAAAGAATACAAGCAAAAACCTGAAGTTAAATACTACATTGCTAATAAATCTCCACACGCAGATTATGCGCTAGACCTTCGTGAAGGCCGCTTTTTCCCTCCTGAAAACCAGCCCACGCGCAATCCAGCTGCGGCAAGCGGTAAAACTATACGTACTGGTTCACGAGCACTCAGCGAACATAAACGCGGAGACCTAACCGGAAACGGAGAAGGTCAAGCAACAAGTAGCGCGGAACTCGACTGGTACACAACATATGTACGTGGAGGCAAGCTTGATAAAGCTATCTCGCTATACATGGATCAAGCACTGCGTAACGTAAGACTATGAACTACCAAGCAATCCGCGCTGCTGTCGAGAATCCGCTGCTTACAGCGTTCAGCGCACTGGTCCCGCCAGTTCCCGTCTATTTCGACAACATTACCGCCGTACCGCCGAATACAACAACGGAATATGTGCGGGTAAACGTCACCTTCGGTATTACCAACGAACCGACGCTCACCACCAGTGTTGATACGGCCCGTGGTGCTGTAGTAATCAGGATTTTCACCGAAAAAGGCCGTGGTCCCGCTCGAAATCAAACTCTGTTGACTACAGCAGTAAACGTGCTTGAAACCCTGAACAACACCGCAAAGACAACAAGCGGCGTTTTCTTCCGCGTGGGCAACATCAACGGCCCCACATTCTCCACAACAGAGGAGGCGCCCCATTTTGTGGGGCGTATCGACACTTCCTACGTTGCAACTGTGTTGTCGTAGGTGATGCTTAACAACAGGCGCTAACCTGTATTAAGCCGGGCAGTGCCCGCCCAACAACGTTCATTTGGTACGCCCTATGGCCACCACCGTTCTGTCCGGCACGTCCGGCGCTCTCTACTACAAGCCCGCCGGCACCACCGGCACCTTCGGCGAAAGCGGTGTTTCCGTCGCTAACGACGAAGTTACTGTTGCTCCTTACCTGAACTTCAAAGTCGGCGATCCCGTCAAGTTCAGCGTGGTGAACAGCCAAACCGGCGGCGCTGGCACCGGCACCCTGCCTGCCGGTATTTCTGCTGGCACCACCTACTACGTGATCGCTTACACGGCTTCCACTGGTGTGCTGCAGGTGTCTGCTACCGCCGGCGGCGCCAGCATCACCATCACTGATGACGGCACTGCCGCTGCCCCCAACGAGTTCCAAGTCGCTTACGCCGACTTTGCTGTTGTGGGCCAAGTCCGCGACTGGAGCTTCGAGATTAGCCGCGCTGAGATCGACGTAACCACCATCGGTCAAACCCCTGGTCAGTACGTGCCTTTCCGCAGCTATATCAGCGGCTTCGGCGATGGCAGCGGCACCGCAACGGTCTACATGACCAACGAAGACGCCGCACTGTCCAACCGCATGATCGAGGACGTGCTCCAGCGCCAGCAAACCGGCGCTGCCTTCAAGCTCTACACCGACCGCGTGTTTAGCGGCGGCACCCTGAGCGAGAGCCTGAGCCGCTCGATCGCCTTTGATGCAGTGTTGACCTCTGCCAGCCTGAACATCAACCCCGACGATGCACAGTCTGTGACCGTCAACTTCCGCCCCGCCGGCACCCCCACCTTCGACTTCAGCACTTCTGCCTGATAGTCTGCTGGTGCAGCAGGTTCAGTGACCCCGGCCTAACCGTCGGGGTTTTTTATTTCTACTCCGCTACACTATTCCCATACCCAACGAACTGGTATGCCCGTTCCTGTACGCGCAATCGACCGCCTCCGCAAAGCCGCCAACCTGGAGCCGGTCAAAAAAGTAGTCGAACTGTCCGATGGCAGCACATTTGAAATGTGGGTGGCACCACTGACGATGGCTGAGCGCGAACGCGCCCAAAAGCAAGCCAAGTCCGACGACGCCAACGCTTTCGCACTTCAACTGCTGATCGCCAAGGCTCTCGACGAATCCGGCAGCAAGCTGTTCAGCGCCGGCGAAGTGGATGTGCTGAAGAACGAAGTCAAGGACAAGGATCTCCAAGCTTTGATGCTGGCAATCCTGACCGATGACGCCGAGCCGATTGACCCAAAATCCTGAGCGCCGAACTCCGCAAGGACAACTGGCTCATGCTTCAGTTTGGCGTCGCCAAGGAACTGGGCCTAAGCCTGACCGAAGTTCGGACCACAATGACCGCCGAAGAGTTACTCGGCTGGAGCGCCTACTTCAGCATCCTCAACGAGGACCAGCAGAAGGAGATCGAAAAGGCCAAACGCCGCCGATAACCCGGCGGCCTTTTTACACCGTAAACTGAAGTACCAGAGTGTGACGCAGCGCCGTGGCTTACAGAGCCGATATTGAAATTGCTGTACGTGGCGCTCAAGAACTTAAGCGCCTCCAAAACGAGGTATCAGCAACATCTAAACTAGTAAATCAACTAAATAGCTACTTAGAAAACATTGGTGATGGTGGTATTGTTCGTAGCATAAATAATCTGCGCGATGTTGTAGGACGTGCAGCAGCAGCTTTTAACGATGCAGCTTTAGGCACAGATGAAGCAACTATTGCAGCTAAAAAATACATTACAGCCACAACAGAGCTTAATACAGGTTTACGAGAAAGAGTTGAGTTACTCAAACAAATTACTGAACAAGAACGCAAGGCGAAGCTTGCCGCTTCTGGTGTTCGAGAAACTACGCAGTATGCGGGTCCCATAGGTCCGGGCCAGGCTTCTGCCGTGGCTTTATCTTCACAGCTACGCGGAAGAACAGATCAAATTTTAGCTGAGCGAAAAGGCGCAAAAGAACTGGAACAAGTTTTATCAGATTTAGAAGAAAGAAGACGTTTAGAAGCAAACGCAATGCTGGATCAAAAAGCAGCATCTGTAGCACTACAAAACGAACGTAAAAAAGAAAAATTCTTAGCCGGATCTACTCAATTTATAGAGCCTATCGGCCCTGGCCAAGCTTCTCCTGTTGCTTTGGCCTCTCAATTACGAGGCCGTACAGAACAAATTCTTGCGGAACGTAAAGGACGTGCAGAACTTAATGCTGTTTTACAGCAGCAATTTGAGGCGGAACAGCAGCTTGTAAATTCTCGTTTAGACGCAAAAGCGGCCAGGGTACAGCAGGCTTTAGATAAACAGGCAGCGGCCGCAGCCGAGAGCGCTGCACAGACTAAAAAACTAGCCGATCGTCAGCAAGAATTTACAGAGCGAACAGAAGCCGCTGCTCGTGCTGCCCGCGCTCAAACTGCAGAATTTATTAGGCAACAGCGTGTAGCCAGACAGATGCGCGGCTTAAGCGCACAAGCGCCAGCAGGCGGTTTTCCAACAGAAGGTCCCATGGTTAGCCCAGGCTTTACTGGGATGCAGAGAAACATAGGACGCTTCGGAGAGAACTTAGCTCTCGGCGCAGGTTTTCCGCTTCTATTTGGCGGTGGAGCAGGTAGTGTTGCCGGATCAATACTTGGATCGTTTGTTGGTTCAGGCTTCGGAGGACAAATCCTTGGCGGTGCTTTAGGCCAAGCTCTTGACCAAGCATTAGTCAAAATACAAAATATCGGTAACGCTATCAGAACATTAAACTTTGATACTTTAACTGAATCAGGCATACGCTTAAGCAGCGAAATTCAGACTCAGCTCGATCTACTACTAAAAGTTGGTGACGCGCTCACTGCGCAACAGATCGTAAGCCAAGAAATAGCCCGAGATACTGGTACGCTCCCAGGAGTTACAGAAGATGTAGCTAACAGCGTAAACATACTTGGCGATTCTTGGCGTAAAGTCGTAAACGCAGTAAGTACGACATTCGGTATTATTGCTTCGCCACTAGCCGTGGCGCTAGCAGGTGTTTTGGAGCTAGTCAACGCTATATTTAGAGCGGTAAATACTATATTCAGTTTAATAGGTAAAGGTATAAAAACTGTAGCAGAGTTTGTAATAAATCTGGTTGGCGGCGAGGGTGCTGTAAAGGCTATTAACGATGGTATCGCCCGACTAAACTCCGGGCTCAGCGAAGCAAATGCAAAGGCGGCGGAATTCCGTAATACCCTGAATCAAGCAGTGGTGCGGACATCTATTGAACTGCAAGCTGCCCAACGCCTTACTCCCGGTATTACCTTCGACGATAAGCTGACAAACATTCGCGTACAAGCCCAGAAAGAATTAAACCTTCTGGCTCAAGACGAAGCCGACGCTCGCGTTAGAATTAGAGAAGAAAACGCAAAAGCATCGCAAGAAACAATCAAAGGATTACTGGAGCAAAATAAAGCTGCTTTTGACAATCGCCGGCAACTTGTAGAAATAAACACGCAAAGGCAAATTTCTACGGAAACGCAGCGTCAACAGCTTGATCAAGAACGTAAAGCTGCGCAAGAACTTGAGCGCCAGCGGAAAGAACTCGAACGTATCGCTAAACTGCGCGTCGAACAACTTGACGCAGCGCAACGTAACTACATACTCGCTGAATCCGAAATCGACATTCTAACTTCTATGGATCCTATCAGCAAAAAACAAGCTGAATATGACAAGATTAGAGTAGAAAGAATGTTCACTTTTACGGATTTATTGAAAAAAGCCTTAAGTGATGAAGAGCGTGAGGCGATCACACAAAGGCAGTTTCTGGAAATTCTTGCTGCGGAACTGAAGCAGGAAGAGGATATTTTAAATATACAAAAGCAACAAACAGCAGAATTATATGCCCAGCTTGGTGCCGCTACTTTATTAAACGAAGAAACACAAAAAAGATTTAGACGCGGCGCAGGTGCAGGTTCTCCTGCACAAGAGCGAGGTTTAGCAGGTGCAGCTGCCATCGGCTTCGATCCAAATGTCAGCCTTTTGCCGGCGAAAGGGTTGGCTGCTGAAGTAAACGCAGTACGCGCCGAACTAGACACATTACTGGAACCTATTAACCAAGTTACAACCGCCGCTAAAGGTATTGGAGAAGCGTTCAGTCAATCGTTTACAGGTATTGTCTCTGGAACAATGACCGCCCAAGAAGCTCTTGCAGGCTTCTTCCAAAGTGTCGCAGACAGTTTCCTTGATATGGCTGCGCAGATGATCGCCAAGTGGATCCAGCTCGCAATCCTTAACTCCATTCTCAAGCTGTTTCCAACTAACGCTGCTATAGGGACTGCCACTAGCGGTGGCTACACATTACCAAGTGGTGCGGGCTATGCAGAAGGATTTTCTTTGCCGCAGATAATACCGGGTAAGGCTACAGGTGGACCCGTCACAGGCGGTATGCCTTACATCGTCGGCGAGCGCGGCCCCGAGTTGTTTGTCCCAGGGCGCTCCGGATCCATTGTCCCTAACAACCAGCTTGGTGGTGGTGAAAACGTAAGCGTTGTGGTTAATGTGGACGCAAAAGGCACCAGCGTCCAAGGTAATGATCAACAAGGTAATCAACTGGGACGCGCCATCTCGGCTGCTGTCCAAGCTGAGCTGATCAAACAAAAACGTCCTGGAGGCTTGCTTGCAGTCTGATGGCTACCTTTCCCACCTACAACCCGGTTTATTCCGCTAGCAAAAGCAGCGAACCCCGCATCCGCACAGCGCAGTTTGGCGATGGTTATCAGCAGCGCGTTACTTTCGGTCTGAATCAAAACCCGAAGGAGTGGAACCTTACATTTGACGTAACTGACACCGATGCCGACATCATTGAAGCGTTTCTAGACGATCGCGCTGCTGATGCCGCTAGCTTTGATTGGACTCCACCAGACAGCACCACCTCTTACAAGTGGATCTGCCCGAGCTGGAATCGAGAGCTGTATGAGTTTGAGCGCAGCAAAATTACGGCAACATTCCGGCAAGTATTTGAGCCATGACCGTACCAGTCTCAGCGCTGCAGGAGATTGCACCCGGTGCAATTATCGAGCTATTTCGGCTTGAGCTGAATACTGCGCAGCATGGCACAAACGATGTGTTTCGCTTTCATGCTGGCACCAATCTCAAAAACAACGCCAATGTTTACTGGGCAGGCGAGGAGTATTTAGCTTTTCCGATTGAAGCTGATGGTTTTGATTACAGCGGCAACGGGCAGCTACCACGTCCCAAAATTCGCGTCAGCAACATTCTGAGCACGATCACGGCGCTCATCTTGACTTTGCCCGATGGCTTGGAAGGCGCCAAGGTCACACGCATCCGTACGTTGGCGCGATATTTAGATGAAAATAATTTTCCAGGCATCGATCCTCTCGTTACTCAATCAGGCTTTTCATTGACCACGCAGGGTGGTGGCGTTTTATCGACTCAACAAATAGATTCATCTATTACGCCAGACCCTACAGCCGAGTTTCCGCGCCAGATCTTTTATGTTGATCGCAAGACGGTAGAAAACCGCGACGTAGTGGAGTTTGAGCTAGCTGCAGCATTTGACCTTGCAGGCATCAGCGCACCAAAACGCAAGTGTGTCGCCAACATTTGCCAATGGGTCTACAAGTCTACGGAGTGCGGTTACAGCGGTGGTTTGCCGACTTGCCTCAAAACATTGACCGATTGCAAGGCGCATTTTGGCGATACGGCTGAATTGCCATTTGGTAGTTTCCCTGGCATTGGAGCCTATTTCGGATGACTTGGCGCAATGCTGCTCTTGATCACGCTAAAGCGGAAGATCCGCGTGAAGCGTGTGG